AACCAACTCGCCATTCTCATCTGTCATAACGGTGGTGATACCCGTGCCCTTGATGGATACAGAACTTTGTTTTGCGCCATCCAGCGTAATCTTTGCTTTGCCATTAAGTGCACTCTTATTTGCACCTAGTGAGAAATTGTTGTCGTTTAATAGCGTCCAGTTGCCGCCCAAGTACGCATATAGCTTATCAGGCTTCAGATAATAGATTTTTTCGGCCAGAGGAGCCAATGGTAAGTCGCTCACAACCTCTAAATCGCTTCCGATTTTTACGTGAGCCGTAGCAGTATCTCGATAGGCGTTTCCGGTGTCAAGGCAGACAATAAGCTGTCCGTCGATCACTGGAGTCTTGTCGAGTTGAGATTGTGCAATCTCTAAAAGTGATAATTTTGACATCATGAAACTCCTTTTCGATAAAAATAATCCCACACTCCATTACAGAGTGCAGGGATTTATGTTAGATTATTATGTCTCAGCGTTCGCGCCGGAATCATCAATAGCCTTCCAAGTCAGAGCACCTTCGACACTCTTGACACGATTATCCATAGCAGTATTCAAGCCATCCGCATAGGTTTTTGCAGCATCGCGAGCGGCATCCGCCTTTTTAGTAGCATCAGCAGCAGCGGCAGAAATTACTTCTGATTTCGCAGCAGTCAGTTCATCCTGAGACACCTTTGTATTCCAAGCCTTGCGCTCTTCGGCGGTAATGTGCACCACAGCATCCTTGGAATGACCGTCTAGCTGGTCTTGCACCTTCTTGATCTTTGTGTCAGTCTCAGCCTTGGTATAAGCATCAGGCACAGCTACATACAAGCCATCATCTTCAATTGTGATAGAGTTATTGGCTTTTGCAGATACGCGCACAGCGACACTGATTTTATTGTCGTCAGAAACGGTCACGGTTGCAGTAGAAGTTGCAACACCAACATAAATATCGATCAGGGAGCCAACAGGAATCTTAATTACATCACCACTAGTAATGGTCAGCTCAATATTTTTATCTTTTGTATTGTAAGTTCCGCTAGTAACAACTAAGTCCTTGCCAAGCGCAATCGTCAGAGTGTCGCCGCCAAATACAGGCAGCTTGATAGTGCGAGTTTCTGCATCATAAGTAGGCTCATGGATAACACCGGTCAGGGTGGTGGTAACAGGTTCGTCACCCTTTGCCACACTCAACACACCAGCATTATAGGTAACATCTGTAACGAACTTACCTTTAATACCTTCCACCGCTGCAACCTTGGCATTAACATAGTCAGCGACAGCCTTGGTGGTCGGAATATCGTCATTGGTAGCATCTGCAGGAATCTGAGTAACGGTTGTTTTGTTCAGCTGCACAAACTCCACACCATTCCAAATATGCATGGTGTAGTCTGTCATGCGGAAATAAATAATGCCCTGAACCTGACCAGCTGCGGGCAGGGAAGACACCATCTTAGTGCTCTTAGTGTACTCAGTTGTACCCTTAAACAATTGCAACGTATCGGTCGTAAAGTACAGTGTATCCATGTCTTTTGGAGCAAGGGCATCGTACCGTGCTTTCGTACCATACGCAAATTTTACTTGTGCCATATTTTTCCTCCTTATTAGAATTCAGTCCATTGGAAATTTGTAGATTGAGTTTGAAAAGGCTCGACGAAGAACCGACCTGACTCCGCGCTTTGCTGCACGACCCACGGTTCATATTTGTCGTCTTTGCCTCGTATCATTACGGTTTGACCTGCATAAGTCGCATCATTCTGGTTGATTGCCTCATTTGCCGCCGGAATACTATCAAAACAAAGCGTCCGAGGCGCTACCTTTTGAATAGATAAGTCGTCCCGGACGTATATAAATTCTGATGTATCTTTTGTGATAATAATGTCTTTGCCATCAATCAACCCAAGCGCAATCGCGGCTTCTACGTCTTCTGCGTTACCGTAACCAAGCTTCGAGTATTTGTATGCCATTCTTTTCACCTCGCTTTAAACGATGATTAGAATGGGACAACACGCATACTACCATCTTCAGTTTCCACAGTTTCAGTCGTAATCTTAATAGCGTTACCAATGGGTTTGCCCTCGGAGGTAAGCTGAATACGATGCTCTTCATCGTAAGTGATGTTATCAGCCTTATTAGCCAGACTTGTATTGAACCGGTCAGTCATTGCCTTATTCAGAGCCTCCAGTGCGATAATACGCTGGTCGAGCGTGCTCAGTGCTTCATCAGGGATCAAATCAGACCACTTGCTGATGGGAATAATATGTACAACGCCGGGGCCAGCCTTACGCACGCGCTGAATCGTCTGTCCTTCAGAGTCCATCTCGACATGAACAAAGGTCAGCTGGAACTCAATGTCGCCAGCCTCACTAGTCAGACCCGTATCAAAAGGCAGAAGATATTCCAACCGGTTCTTGTACAAGTCTTTTGACTTTTGTAGAATTTCAGTTTTATAGCGTTTGCTCACAGGCAAAACGTACTCCAGCATAACTGTATAGTCACTAATATCTACACCTTTATAGGTCTGGTCGGCAAGAAAGTGCAAATTATCCACTAGCTTGCTCCGCTGCATGATACGCTCAGTCAGACTCGCTGTGATAGTGTTATCCTCGTTAATTAAAAAGGTATACATATCACACCTCCTTTCCGTTCACGATGTACAGGTAATCATCCAATGAGATCTTCTTGCCCTCAAGCAAGTTCTCCACAAATTTGTCCTGTACCATTCCATTTTTATAGAGTCGGTGCATACTCTCGACGAACTCAGTGAAAATCTTCTCCATCACAGTAGACCTCCTTGAATTAACGTCAACGTATAAGCATCAATAATGGCCTCAGGAGTTGTACCTCCCAAGGCTTTGATTTGGTTATATTCGTATTTGTCAATCGGCTCAAGCGTTACAGTGTCATATTCCGGGGACGGAATCAGGTAATAGCCTTCAACGTGCCAGATATACTTACCGTTGCTGCTGATAATACCCTGTGCATCATCCTCGGTGCAATTCACCATAATATCGTGCTTGGGCTGATACTTTACAAACTGAAGGCGGTCAAGAGCATCGATCACTCGACCGTCTTTAAGTACCTTATAATACACTCTCAACACCTCCTTAAATGCTGAACATCACAGTTACTCCTAGCTGCTCAGAGGGATAATGGAAGCCATACAGCTCACCAGTCTCCTCAATTGCATAGAAGTATCCATCATAGGTCGCAAACGGGCTGCGCAGCCAATACTTTGTTGCCTTGCCCTCTGCGTTGTGCTTGATGCGTGATTCATTGCCGGTCATGTAGCTGATTGTTTGACCTTCGTAAACGTAAGGCTCGTCAATCATCGAAGAGCTTACTTCAATCGCAGATGGAATGAAGAAATAACAATCCGAGGTCACAATTTCCTTGCTCTTATTTCCGGCAGAACTCGGCACTTTGACCTTCTTAATCAGCTGTTTCCAACCAATCGGTAAAGCATCAACTAGACGAGAATCAAGATACTCACGCAGAGAAGTGCTACCCCAACCGCCAGCATTATTTGCAGCAGAACTCAGTACCATGTCCTGACCTAAAGTATCTTTCTGCAAGAATGTCATGGAACAACGCTTGTTGGAATTGTCGCTCAGGTAGTAGTTCTTAAAACTTGCCACCTCAACGATCAAATCATCGTGTGTCCATGCGGCCAATTCGCGACAAGCGGCATCACCAAGGTCTGCGTACCAAAGCTTAGACCAATAAACCGTACCTTTAGCATGGCGCTCGTAAGCACCATCGTCTGCTTTTGCACATCCAAATACCAGAGTGGCATTCGTCTTTGTGGAACGGGTACGAGTAATCTTTGTGTAATTCAGTGCAGAGCCATAGATATTAGAGGAATAGACATACAGACCGTTATCACCCTTAATGTGCCGGATAACAGTCATATCGCGAGAACCGGCAGCGACACCATTTGCAGAGTCAATACCCCAAGTCATCTTGACGCCAGTTGAGTTCCACAGACGGATACCATTCATTCCGTTCTGCTCAAAGCACTGCATCAAAACAGTGTTGTTTGCATTTGTGATGTCCATCTTGTAGTCAACAGCCAGCACAAAATCTCTATCCTCTTCAAACAGCTTGAGGTCGGTATCAATGTAGTTCTTGCCATCAAACACCTGCGGTTTACTAATAAGAACCTTTTCAGTGATGTCCTCATAAGAGAAATCGTTGCCAAGCTTGATGGAAACTTCATCCTTTGGCGTGGCAACATTCTGCTCAACTCCAACCTTGTTCATCGCATAGATTTCAACAGGACGAAGCTGACCGATTTCCTTACCATCAAAGTAGGTAGAAGAATACTCGCAGCTATCATAAACAGCATTGATATCCTTATCGCCGGTGACGTAACCGCCTTTATCCCAGCCACTGAACAGGTAATACTTAAAAGCAGTTTCCTCAGAGGTATAAGTCGGAGTATCGCCGTCATACAGCACCATAGAGCCATACGGAGCAACAGTTTCCTTCAACACAGCGCCACGATTCATATAGCGGACAGTGTACTTACGCACAGATTCGGTATAAATTGCAGTGACGGTCTGATTGCTGAAAACAGTCGTAAACTCGGTGTCCCAGCCACTGAAAGTAAAATCTGTAGAAATTGTGCTCTCAGCAGTAGGTGTGGGAATCGGATTCTCCTTGCGGGTAACAGGGTCAACAGCTTTATCGCCCTTATCAATGTATTGGACATCCAACACCGTGCCATCCTTGTTCACGAACGTCCAGACAAACTGCTGAACAAGCGTGTTGTAAGTAATGTTCAAATCAGGCCATTGTGCTGTAAATTCCTCCAGCTGACGCTCGCGCATGATAGGCACATGAACGCTACCCTCAACGACAGAATGGTCAGTGTTATAACCATTCTCATCCAAGCCGGTCATCTTCAACAGACGATCCAGCAGGGAAGTATCATCCAACTGCCAATCAACGCCAGTCAGCCGCACACGGCTCAAACTCGTGCATTTTGTCAGCATTCCAATCAAGTCGATAGTCGGGCACTTTTCGACAGTCAGTGTGGTGATATTCTTATAATCTGTAACCTTCAGGTCTTTCAGATAATTCAGGTTCTTAGCGCTCAGACTTGCGATCGCAGGCAATTCAGCTTTTCGAATCTTGCCACCCTTAGCAAATGCGACACCAGTAATACCAGAGCCGCCAGCATAGAACTCTTCCAAATTTGTACAGCCGGTCAGACTGATGGACTTCTTCAGGTTCGGCACATTCTGCAGGTTTAAATGCTCAAGCAGTGTATTGTTGCCAACTGCAAAGTCAGTCAGATTCGTATTCTTGTAGTCCTCGGCGGCAGAACCAATCTTCAGGTCAGTCAATTTTACGCCGTGGCTGAAATCAACATAGCCGGGATAGAAACCAGAAATATCGCCAATGCTCTGGATGATAGAAGCGTTGTAAACATAAACTTCTGTATCATTCATAGCTGCAATCGGGCACTGAATCTCGTAAGTCTGACCGCGCTTACCACGCATCTTCACAGGGTTAGAACCATACCGTACAGAGACATAAGTGTCGGCATAGGGGACAATATGGAAAGTGCCATCGGGTTTCACACCTGTCCAGTTGGTCGGAGTATAACCACGAATGGTCATATCGTCAGAGGTACAAGCAGCACCCGTATACTTAGATGCCATGTATTTTTCCTGATACCGCTGGAACTGGCGTCTTTGGTGGCGTTTGTTACCGTGCATCATTGGCAGATAGCTGGTTGTGCCATTGTCCTCATAAGTGCGGAAATACTTACGCCGCATATCCATGATCCACAACTTTTCAGGCTTTACATCCTGATAATCCTCGAACTTTTTCAAAATACGAGTAGCACTCCATGCCAAAGCACTCTCACGGTTCAGGAACATCTTTGCAAGGTCGTCCGCAAACAGGTCACGAATCTTGCACCACAGCTTAGAGTCATGTGCGTTAAACACGCTCTTTGTGCCAATGGTGTCCATATCCTCATAGCCGTAACTCAGGGTCAGACCACCTTCGTTATCGTTACCCATAGCGGTATCATTATCGTAGTCAAAGCAGAAATCCCAGTGCACAAGGTCAGTCGTGTGCGGGAATACGTTCTTTGCACGGTTATCGACCATAGTATGACGCTCAGTAAACAGATAGTGGAACAGGGTAGAATCTTTAATAAAGTAGTTCTCAAAGTTCTTCTTGAACTCTGCATCATCTGCATTCACAACCCAGTTCTGTACGCGAATCCACGCATTTTTAGCTGCCTGAATCTCTTCCTCGGTACAATTCTTATTGATGTAACGGAACTCAAAGCTGTGGTCACCATCCCAAGTTTCCTCAGAGAAGTCGCCGCTCAGGAAGCGGGTCTGTGCATCGGTGTTATTATCAATCTCAATGATAACTTCCTTGTGATTGTTCGGGTCCATACCCATTGTGTCACTATTCTTCTTTGAGTTGCCAAAATCGCCGCAAGCATAGAAATGCCACTGACCATCCTTGAAGACAGTCGCGTTTGTAGTGTCGGTCTCCTGAATAAAAACGACACAGGGGTAGAATGCCATGGTGTCGCGTACCTTCGGATTGTCCTTGCGAGCTTGACGAATGTACGGATTGAACTCGTTAAACTCGTCTGCCAGCAGAGCATTATTTGCATTCTCAGAAGAAGCAACATTGACTTTGATGTTAAAATACTTCTCACCAACGCTGTTTTCTGTAAATGCATACTTGCTGCCGGTGCTCTCATCACCAAAGGTGAAACCACCAGAGCAGTTGATATCAATATTACGACCAGATTCACCGTATGCATTAGAACTAGTGCCCTGTCCCTTATGTGAACCAATGGCAATCCAGTTATCTTCCACGGCGCGGCCATTCTTATAAATGTGCTGAATGGTCGTGTTTGACACTTCGTTCTTCTTGCCGGTCGTAAAGGTCGGAGCAGAGATCTTGATAATGCGCAGGTCTGGGCACTTCTCAGCCAGTAGGTCAGGATTCAGTTCGCCGCTCACATCCGTAATATCATTGCGGGTGTAGCGCTCAATCATTTCCTCTGCATTCTTTGCGTCTGCAATAAAGTTGTCGAGGATCTCGTCGTCCGTCAGGTTCATCATGTAGGACTTCATACGGTAAACCTGCACGTCACAATCAGGAGAACCAATCGTAATGCCTACCGGAGAAGCCTGTGTAAAGTTGTCGCTTGCGTCATACAGCTCAACACGACAGGGAATACCATCCAACCATAGAACCATTTCCTTGTACTGACTGTCTGGCAGAATATTAAATTCAAATTCCATAAAGTCATCTTCACAAGTTGGTAGGTCGATGCTATTCTGCTCACTGGTCAATGTGACCTTCTGCGCCTGAATATTCAAACCGATACCACCGTTCAAGCAGGTCAGTGCCGTAGCATCGTAGTTCTTGACATTCGTAGTCTTAAACACAAGCTTAAAGTTTTTACCCAACTTCTTTGCGTCATCACCAAACAACTTATAACTGATATTTGCAGTTGTACCAGCCTTCACACAGAAGTAGGTATCACCATCTTCGTCCAGCTGATAGCCACCGTTAGACCAGTCAAAATTATCGCTTACAGTCAGCCTTGTATTGCCATCAGACCACAAGCGGGTCTCGTCAGCGTTAGTCTTGCCAGCAGGGTTAAAATCAAAAGCCAGATTTGTCTTAACTGGCTCAATCGTAATACCAAGCTCTTTAATCTCGACACTAATCTCCTTACTCACGGAGCCACATACGATTTTCAACGTATGAGTGCCAATATCAGCGTACTTCCAAGTCCATGTCTGCATGGTGCGTCCAACAGTCAAAGTAGCAGTTTTAGCGCCGTCAACCTCCAACGTTACAGTGGTTGTAGAGCTGGAAGGGTCATAAACGGTATAGTTGATTGCAACGTTGCTGTACTGTTTTGCACTTGCTGTCTTTGTGGCGCAGCTGATAATAGGAGTTGTATTGCCTTCAGTTACCCACATGATATCTTTGACAACCTTATTGCTGGTGACCTGTTTCCCATTGATTTCAGCAGTCATAGAAACTTCTACCAAATGTGCGCCGTGGGTCTGTGCAGGAATAGCATAAGTCAGCTGTCTGCCGGTAACGCTGCTTGTGGTAGAGCCAAGAATCTTTCCATCAATCGTAAAGTTGATAGTTTTTGCAATATTGCCATACGGAGTGTAGCGGAAAGTTACCTCTCCACTATAAACCAGCGTATCATCAAAAGAACTCTCCAGATAGAACTCAACAACATTGACAGTCCAAGTCTTTGTACCAACACTGCCCACGCTATCGGTCACCTGTAGCTTAACAGTATTGTCACCGCTGTGCAGATACTGGGTTGCGTCAAAGCTGTTCTTTCCCTGGATAACGGTCTGCGTGCCAACTTTTGTATTGCCGACATACCAGACGCCAGTAGCGGAACCAGTGTCATCGCCAGAATTGTCCACAGAAGAGAACTTGAAATTGATAATAGCTGAGTCACCAGCAATCACAGTTAGCGCAGAGCCATCCAGACGCTCGATCTTGATAACACTTGTACTGCCGCCAGTGCCACCGCCACCACCTTGGATGACGACCTGCGTTTTCACAGTACCATTTTCCAACAGGCTCAGCTTTGAATCCTCGTAAGTAATATCATACTCACGCCCAGAATTCGGGTCAGGCTTCACATTTTTCAACTGCTCCTGAATTTCAGAAATATCGCCATTGATAGTGTCGATACTATTCTGCAAACCGGAAGCAGTATTTTTTACCACAGTCAAATCATTTGCCACGGTCTCAACGCTGGTCTTTTCAGCCTTTGCTTCTAACAGCTTATCGGTTGCCTGTTTGTTGTAATAATCACTTTGCAAGGTCTCAGGCAAGTTACCAACGCTATCCTGCAGATTCTTTACGGCAGCATCAGTACTGGTCTTATACTCGGTCAGTTCAGTCTTAACGGGCGCAATCTTTTCATCGATTTTTGCTTCAACAGTTTTATTAAAAGCTGTCACCCAATCAGCACTCGGGTCAGTGTTCAGTGTGATGGTTTTAATAATCTTTTCGCCATTCAGGAACTTAATCGTCTGTGTTTCAGCATCATACTGCACATCAAACTTTGCTAGACCATCAACCTTGGCGATATCACCCCGAAGCAGAGTAACAAAACCATCAACCTCTTCTTTAGTGTAGTAGCTTGCCAGTGTGTCGGCCAGACCGTCTACGACAGCCTGTGCTTCTTGTGCGCTCTGTGCAGCCTGAGTTGCAGCAGTCTGTGCCTCACCAACCTTCTGGCTCATCGTAGCTAAGAACTGAGTATACCAGTCATCGCCAGTCGGATCGGTCATTGCGGTGCCGGTAAGCGATTTCAAAACATTCAGTTTTTCGTTCGGCTTTGTGCGCCATAGATAATTCTTCGATTCACCGCTGCTCGGTACAGTAATTGCACCAGTCGCCATAATTTCAAACTTCAGTACACCCTCTTTGATGGTGGCATAGTTGCTGACCATCCAGTAAAACCGGATCTTATCAGTACTATAGCTCACGTTGATGGGTGCGGTATAGTTCTCAGCATTATTAGCGTTAACATAGTGGATCTGAATCGTCATGCTCATCAGGTCAACACCATCATAATAACGCGGCATCTCAAACGGAATGACCTGACTGTTGTTTTCCTGTGTGATATTTATCTGAGTCGGACTCAGTGTGATTTCTTTATTGGTATCAACCGTAGAAAAATCATTGTCCGAGAAGGTATCAAACCACGTATAGTTGCCACTTCTGGTGAAATTCTGGTCTTCCACAGAGAAGATTGCCACATCCTCATCACAATCAACCACTGGACGAGCATCTTCTATGGAAACCTCCATCGTCATTGCGGGGCTTGCAGCGACCATACGTTTGGATTCTTCAAATGATAATGCCATCTACTCACTCCTCTCATTAAGTATCTTTCTTATTATCGATATATTTTTCTTTGAGGACATTCTCATAAGTGATATAGGGATAATACGGGTAATAGCGGCTCAATGTAACATTCATTGTGCCTTCTCCAATGTTTTTATCTATCTTTTTAATAATCCACTCAACTGCAATATCAGACTTCAGGTACTTCGCTGCATATTTTACCTTTTCATTTACGTCAAGCCACGGAATCATGTGCATACTCAATGTGATGGAATCCGTCAGCCGACAATTTTTCCATAGCGTGTATTTGCATACCGTCATGGCTGATTCATCCGAGGTATATCCGTCAAACTCACTACCCGAGCACACAAGGTTTCTTCGCCCGATTTTATCAATCGTCAACCGACTATTGTACAAGTCATCAATGCGGTTTGGGTCATTTACGACAACGTACTCAAGGTTGTCACATGCCTCCGCAATCTTGTCTGCCTCAATTTGTTTTGCGGTCGGCATTGCATCCACAAACTTCGTCATAGCATGAGACTGAGACTGACCAATAAAATAGACCCGGCTCTCAATAAGAAGAGCAGGGTCTGATATCTGGATCTCTGTATTCGTTGCTGGATTATACTTCACATACACGGTGTCATAATTTTTCGTGGATGGATTATAGATTTGTTTCGGGTAATAGCGCACCTGTGGATCACGCTGTTCTTTTTCGTATTTGCCTGTAAGTGCGTTGAACTTATATGTAAATGCACCATCAGTTGCCTGATTTAGCCAATGCTCGCCATATTTTATGACGTAATAACGGCCTTTCCTTAGTAGAGAGGTATCTTCTGGTTCGTCCTCTCCTTTTTCGTTGGTAACAGCCTTAAACAACATCATAGGTCCATACACTGCGCGCGTTGTTTCCCGATACTGTCCTGCCCCAGTCGGATTCGTTTTGATTGTCGTAACAAGGTTCTCAACACAGATTCTTGCATTTATCGCAATATCTTCTGGGCAAATAAACGAAAATCTTGTACCGTCCTGAATACTTGCTTGTTTTAATTTTAACAATAAAATAGACGCGCCGGTATCATTTGGGTTCATGTTGTAGCTCATATTCAATTTATTATCTTTAAGCAGCGTAACAACATCATTCCATTCTTTTGTTCCTTTTTTACAATACACGACCTCGCCAGTACCGTCTGGGTCATTTTTTTCAAGTTTATCCTTACAGAAATAGTCGCTGGAGTTTGATGCACCCCATACCTCTACACAGTTATGGATCTGACCGTAATCGACGCTGGCATCTTCGCTGATAACCATACTCTTAAATGTATCCTCGTCCAGAACAACGGGGTCGTCGTAGCCAGACGGAATTTCTTTACACACAAAAGTATCGTCGTCAAAATACATCTCGAAAGGGAAATAGAGGTCTCTCAACTCCGTCAAAATGTTCCAGATTGTCGTGCCAGTATTATATTCTAGGTCGTGCGGAATTCGCCGTACCCAATAGTCAACCATACTCTTTGTCAGCCCTGAAAGTTCAAATGTCTCCTTAATGGAATCACGAACATAGTGCGGCTTCTTTTTGTCATCTTCGTAGTAGTTGACCCCATCCTTAACCACGAGCTTGCGGTCATACATCGGAATGCGCGTTGCGTATCCGGTCAGTGTTCCACCAAGCGTGCCGTCAAGCAAACAGGTCATATCAAGACAAGAAAGGCTTAGTTTGTTCGTTGTAGCATCATAACTGTATCCATTTTGCTGTATTGCATATACGCCAGCGCCATACCAGTGTACACCATCTGTATCCACAAAGTTCGTGCCAGTTCGTATTTCAGCCTCACCAGAGTATAAAGCGTGATAGAAGTTATATATCTGAGTTAAACCATCTTTCAATTCCCATATCGTTCCTTGAATATCGTGCATTGAATAGCCAACAAATACACTTGTGTCATGGAAATATTTATCAAGTTCTTCTTTGGTACAGCCAGCAATCGCTGCAACATCGGCTGCAGATAATATCCTTCCTGCTGCGATACCACCCTCTACAGCAGCAATCATATTTTTTACACGTACTGTTTTCCCATAAATCATACAGTCAACACCAAAACTATCAAGTTCAAGTATTTTACTTTGTAAAGTTGAACCATCTCTTTGAACTGCATCACAAGCTGCATTGAAAATCACTTCAATATAAGACCTGATATCTGCATTCAGCAGCGGAATAACAACATCTCCTCCGCCTATCAGTAGTGGAGTGTATGCAATCTCATACGTCTTGCCATTTGTTGTATAACCATCTGAAGATGCAACAACGGTCGAATATGTTCCAACATCTCCTTGCTCTTTCACAAAAGATGCATATTTCTCTTTATTTTCATCTGTCCAAATAATACGCTTACGGTTTATATTTTCGATATTGCCATACTGTTCATAACCGCCAACCTTATATCTCCACTTTGCTTGCCTTAACTCTGTGTCCTTTTCTTTGTATATCGCACTATTTTTGATTTTTGCATCGATCTCTTCTTCTGGTATTCTTACCGCGTCCGCCCCAACAAGCGGCATACTTGTTGGAGCTTTCATACCAATCTGTAAGCGCAGCATCTTGCTCGTCCACTCCTCTGTGGAGAACTGAGAAATAGAGAATCCACTCTTCGGGAAGATATCAAGATTAAAAGTGCGCCGTGTATCTGAGTCTGCGTCAATCGAGTTAGAACCACTTAACGCAAGTCCTTCAATCGTATCAATAATCTGGTAGTCTTTATTCAGCAGTTCAATACGACAATATAATCTTTTTGACCGGCTTTTCAGTAAGGCCAGATCTTCTTCTGTAGGTAAGTAAGTCATGGCCCACCTCCTTAAATCAAACCAGCGTTCTTCATGTCATCGCTGCTATTCAAATCGCCAGTCTCTACAAAATCAAATGAGATTTCTACCTTATCCGGATGCTCATCATCTGAGTAAGAAACATTTCCATTCACATTCATCAGCCATGCGCGGCCATCGTACATCTTCAATGCTTTTGGCTTTTTGTTCGTTAGCCAATTGATAAAAGTCTCCCGATAGTCAATAGACCCATCAAAATCAAACTCATCATTGTTGCGATCCCACTTGATAATAACACCAGAGAAGTTGCCGCTATAATAATTTGCCTCACTACCATAGAATACGATGGGATACTTGCTTCCCAATGTCGTCTCCACAGACGCTTCTTGATTGCGCGTAATATTCGTGACAGCTGGCTCAAGACCAACATAATATGATATGTCTTTATCCATTAGCCATGCTCCGTCAAAATCGCTTACGGCACTTGTAGATGTGTACACTTGTTCAATTTCATCCACAACAGGAACTGCCATATACTGATACTTCGTTTTCCTGCCACGTGCGAATTTGTCATAGCATACAATCAAAATAGGCTCAACGGAACTTGTGATCTTCTTTTCATAAATCGTAATCCAGTCGTACTTGCCAACCTCTCTACGCTTTACGCGAATAGAATCAAAATTATTAGGCTTGTCCTCGTTTTTTGTAATGGTAAGCTTAATTCTGCCTTCTCTTTTTTCATTCTCTGCCACAATTTCAAGTTTCTGCAGTTGTCCGTCATACTCAATTCTGAATGCGCAAAAATCCGTGTCCAGAACATATCCGTTCACAGTTTCTCCAACTGCTCGCACATAGTACACCTTATTATTATCAAGGCTTTCTACGTTAAACGCATGTGAAATAGAGCCGTGGTATATCTCCTCATGTAACAAAGTCTTGTCTGAATCATAAAGCTGATATTTATAAAGATTCAGTGTCTCGCCCTCTTCTTCGATGTTTTTATACTCGACATTAAATGAAAAAGCGGGGAAGGGAATCGTCTTTTCAGCGCGTGCTTCCACATCAACAAACGTTAACACCGGTTTTTCATGGCAATAAAAAAGAACGGCATCGCTTAAATCACTTGTATTGCCGTTCTGATTTGTTACTGCAATTTTAAGATAGTAGGGGAGTAGTCTGTTATGTATAAGGTTCGCTGGCAACATAAACATACGCACAGAAGATGAACCACTGGTTTTCACTGTCTGGTTAACAATAATATTGCCGGAGGCGTTGTCATAGATAATATACTTCACTTCATTGATCGTGTCATCGTAACATGTGTACCGCACAATATTTTCCCGCGTAGCGTCTATCACGGAAAATTTTGAAATTATCGGTTTCGCCAATTTAACACCTCCTTATTTTACGCCATATATCTCACATGGAATAATCAAATCGTTATTTGTTGTAATGGCCGTCTCACCAGAGCTTTGTGCGTCAAAGAATGTAATTTCAGTGCAATATTTATTATTCTTTTCATATGCTTTTACATAGAACGGACGGAAAGCACTTTTTATACTTGTGTCAGAATTGTATGATACATTTGGAGTAGAATTGTCGCCAGCGCTCAAATCATAAATCATACACAGCTTCGGCGTATTCATAGTGGCGCAATGATATTCTGCACCACTCCATTCACCTGCGACTGGTTTCGACACAATAACAGAAACTTTGCTCAAATATTCGAGCACCCGTTTTGTTGCAGCACTCTCTGGATCAATCTCAACAACTTCTCTCTCTTTGTAGCCACGGAAAATAAAAATATATTCTGAATAATCGCTGTCCGCTTCAAAAGTCAACTTGTTCTCTTCGCCAACAGCAGAGTATGCATCTTTTGAATCGTTCTTCCATAATACCTGGAAAATCTGCCCAGCCTTCAACTTGTCCACAGTAATAGTATCAGTGGTGATTTTATCCCCAGAAACTTGCGTAAGGCTGTTGTTTACAGAGGTGGAATCAAGCGCCACTTTACCATTTTTGTCAACAGATATAGCACCAGTCAAGTTAAGCTTTGTCGCCTTGATTTTTACAGTATTTGTACTCTGGTTTATCAAAGTAGCAATGTTTTTTCCAGTATAATCTGTCTTAGCCACCTTTGAATCAATGCTTTCAGTTGCTGTTTTGATGTGCTCTTCGAGCTTTTTATTTGCGTTCAGTTCTGCAGTATCCGCATACTTTTGAGCTTCAGTTTTTGTGGCACACAGTACGATGGCATTCTCGTTTTTTGAAATTTTAGATTCTGTCAGCGAAATTCTTGTATTTAGCCCGCTCATGTCCTCGTTGTATTTTTTAGTGGTTACGCGGGCTTCAATCTGCTGCTTTGTACTCTCCAAATCAGAATTATATTCCGTTTTAAAGCTTACAAGGTCACCATCTATTTTGCCAGCGGCATCCAGTGCCTCGTTTGCTTTTGTATCATCCGTGTATTTTAGCGCCACAGCCCAGTCAGTCCGACTAAAGCTTTCAGTTGTAGGACGCGCTGTCTGACATACAAGAACTTTATTATCACCAGAACTACTTGCCCAGATATCACCACGGCTATATGGGGTTGAAGGCGTTGTGAAAAAAACACGTCTTGATCCATTTGCTGTATCGTTTTCAAGGCTCGCAGCTCTCAAAACTTTCAATAAATTCTTGTCACTAAGAGCCTCCCATATAAAAGTGTCCGTCCACCTATACGCATCATCAGCCTTCATGTCATAATAAAGGTCGCCAATGTGCAGTCTCTTTGCATCCTCCGTTACCCAATTTACTGTCGGAGCTGTATCAGTAGATGGTACACCACTGTAGAACCATAAGCTGAGTTGTCCGTCTACCTGATCTTTCAGCGTTAAAAATTCACTGACATCCGTGTATTTAACAATAGTGTCAGCAAAATCTGTATCAATAATGGACAGCTGACTGCCAACCACGTTGACTTTGCTGTCCACTGTTTTCATTGTACCAATATTATCGGGGGAACATACCAGTCGCTTCATATCACCCTGCAATGCAGTCACAACCACACTCTGTCCAACCGTGTAAATCTGGTCAGAGGTAATGTTATACTGGCTTCCAAACACGGATATTGTGTATGTATTCCCACTCACCGCAGTTACCACGCCAGTCTGCGATTTGTCAAATTTTGCGTCATTGAGTTTCTTTTCAATCGTGTCTACGATGACTTTGCTCAACACGTCGATTGCATCTTGACTATTTTGTGACATCTCGTCCCTCCTTTATAAATGTATACTCGATCTCAACCTACCCAACCCACCCTGAGCCAAGTATACTTCGTATTTATTTTTGCTTATTGTACTGCTTAACGTCTATTCAGTTCCTGTACAACCTTGTTCGGCAGACGATTTACCAGCTCACGAGCCAGTGCATCGCTATCACCAACGGGATTGTTCACATTCACATCACCAATAGACAGGGAAATACCACCAGCGTCACGGCTTTGCACCATAGAAGCAGAACTATGTTTTGCCAATTGATCGCTGAACCACTTGTCTGGATTGCCGCCCATCTCAAACAGGCGAGAGGTAATATCAGCAGGAACAACACCATCGCCAGTCTCAAGATATGTATAACGTCCAGAAGCTGGCTTACGAACAATAAGTTCTGAACCTCTTTCGTCAACGTTTGCAAAATGATTCGTTTTAGAAGATTTAAGACCATTCGCATGACCACCCAAAAAGAAACCAGCAAAACCTCCCAAAAGAGTACCAATCAATGCTCCTACAGGTCCACCTACTGCCATACCCGCAGCTGCGCCCAGACCAGCACCAGTAAGAGTTGTAGCAGCCGTTTTGACTGTTTTATCTTCATTGGCGGTTGCGTCATTCTTTTTGTCTGTTTCGTCAGTTGCTTTATTCTCTTCTTTAGATACGATCTGTGTAGCGTTAATTGTGAGATTTGTTGCGCTCTTTTGTGTGTTTTCGGCAGTTTCAGAACTACTATTCGCAGTGTCTTTTGTATTCTCGGCAGTTTCTTTACTCTTACCGAAAATGTCTTTACATAGATTTACGATTCCACCAATCGGACTGATGTCCCAGAAGAACGATGCAACAGACTTTATTGCCTTTTTACCAAAACCGTCTTCTTTGTTAGACCAGATTTCTTTTTGATGCTTTATACCCTTTACACCGCTATAAATACCAAGACCAGCCGCTGCAGCAAGACCACCAACAACAGGGATTGCAGAAGCGCCAGCAGTACCTATAGCACTAACAGCGCCTTTGATAAGTCCGCCAGCACCAGTGACTAGTTTTCCTACGCCTTTAATAAGAGTGGAACCAATCTTGCTCTTACTAACAGCATTACCGACAGCCTTAAATCCGTTTACAACTGTGGAAACAATGCCGCCGCCTTCGCCGGAACCGTTAAATAGACTCTGAGCGCCAGTTTTGATCGTGTTCCAGATGCCACCAAATGTTTCAATAAGACTATTTCCTGAAGTTTTAATCTGGTTGATCATTGCATTGATAACATCATTTGTTCCAGTAGTTGCAGTATCTGTAAGCTGTTTTTTACCAGCATTGAATGCCTTTTTAGCGGCATCGAATGTATCTTTAAAGGATTTATTTACATTCTCTGATTTTCCCTTATTGAAGAATCCTTTTATCGTATCCCATAGACCTTTTATGCTGAGATCTTTGTACTCACCAGTCTTAAGCATGGAATACAGGTTATTTAGTTTTGTGAGCGTATTTATCAGTGATTCAAGGTTTGTAATCAAATTCTGGATGCTGGTAATTGCACTGCCTGTATTCAGGCTTGCAATAATCTTGTCATGGTAGCCGTCCAGTGAGCCTTCCATCTGAGATAGACTCATCTTCTGGATCTGCGCAGTGTACTCAAGCTCCTTCTGGTAATCCTTCCAGCTCTTGCCGATATCATCCATGACCTCAGACAACTTGTCCTTGAACTCATTGTACTTCTTGATCTGGTCGTCAATAGCCTTTTCAGCGTCTTTATTATTCCATTCACGCTGCTTGTCGGCAAGGTCTTCGCGTGCAGTACGCACATCTTCGGCGTTTGCCTGCCACTCGTAACCATTCTCAGTGTACACACGGGTCGTGCGCTGTTGCTGGGCACGGGCGAGAGCATCTTGTGCCTTGGAAAGTTCAATGGCGCGTTCAGTAGCCTCATTATTTTCTTCCAGAGCTTCCTTCTGCTTATTCAGGGCTTCAATCCGCTTGTCGATGACTTTGCCCATAGCATCGCCCCAAATCTTGAGGTCGTTATTAGATTTGTCATTTGCGGACGAAAGGAGAGAGAGGAAAGAAGAAAGGATGTCTTTTGCATCAGATAGAGCAGACTTGAAACTTTCGACCGCATTTTTCGCGTCCTCCCAGTGAGCAATCAGTTTCGCCATCACTTGGGCATCGGTTTCTTGAACATCTTGATATTTCTGATTATAAACAGCAGTCAGTTCATCTAAAGCTGCTTTCTTGGCAGCTTCTTTATCCTCATCAGATGCGTCAGAAGAATCAATACGACCAACTGCACGGTCATATTTTTCTTTTGCAACCTTATATTCTAAAGTCGCCTTAACCAATACGTCGTACTCTTCTTCGGTAGGAGCACGTACAGCATCGTACATCTTCTTGAGATAATCACCGTATACAGTTCCATCAAATTCCTTCATTAGTGGTTCAAGCTGCTTCACATACATATCACGCAAACCAGTTGCGTTGATTTTATATGTTCCATCATCTTGTATGAACTGATCGAGGAAAGACTGGTCAATTTGACCGAGCTCTTGAAGAGTATCTTGACTTTTAAGACTTCCGGTTTCCTGAATCTCTTCCAAAGCGCTACGGAAAGCACTAAATGTACTCTGGAATTTATCAATTTTAGTGTTTGCATCTTCGATGTCCGTGCCAAAACCGTTCCAGAAATCAGTCATGGAGATATCGCCTTTATTCAGTTGTTCAAGGCGATTTGACCACAGCTTAGCCAGACCGGTTTGCCCACTATCATTGGCAGCATTGATAATTTTCCCAACAAGAATTTCAGCGGCCTTCTTGATCTTGTCATCATCGACATTGAGATTTCCGTTCTCATCAAGGAAAATGCCATCGAGTTCTGGGTGCTTGGTAACTAGTTCGGTGACTTTCTTTAGTGTATCGTAATCCGCAATCTGTTCTCCATTTGCATTATCAATTTTAGACAGATCATGAAGGATCTCCATGCCAGACTGGAATTCGTCTGTTTTACCAGTTGCTTCATCCAGCGCGGTATTTACACCTTCAATTGCATCCTTCAGTTGATTGAGCGAAATAGTCCCGTTCTTAGCGTGAGTGTCAAGATATTCAAGGACTTGATTGTACTGTCCGATCTTACCCGTGCCATCATTTGTAGCGGCAGCATGTTTTAGTTCTGCCTGAATCAGATCTCGACATGCAGTGGCATCTACAACCAATTCATTTCCTTGCTTTTTTAAACAAGAAGTATATTTGGAGTCAAGCCCCATGAGGGATTTCATCGTGTTAAGACTTATGCTACCCCACTTGTTGTACTCCTCCATAGCAGAAGTCAGAGTGGACCATGCGTCAAGAAGTGTTTTAGAAGAATCCGCTGCCTTGTTCGAAGAATCAGCGGCCTTTTTCGAAGAATTGCTAAACCCATCGAGCTGATTGCGTAAACCGGCAGCACCATTCATTGCGGCAGACATATTATTTCCAATAAGCGTTAATCTGGTGTTCAATGCGTTCATAACACCGTCAATTTTAGCTTGAACAGCGTCAGCATCTTCTCCATTGGCTGCTCCCTGTGCAGCGGCTAATGCGGCAGCAAGTTCGCCTGTTCCGACAGTGGCATCTTTCAAAGCTGGGCATAAAGCAGTAAGCTTATTCTTTTCATCTTCAGTTGCTTCAGTAAATGTCTCGGCTTTTTCTGCAGCGTCTCCCTTTGCAATCGCATTTAGTTCTGATATCGCCTGAGAAATAGCTTCCATTTGAGCTTCTGCATATTGAGTTGCCAACAAATCTGCATACGCACTTTGATTGACTTGGAGCTTTCCATTAACAAGTTCAAGAGTATTAAGATACTGGTCATCCATTTGTAAAAGAGCCTGCAACGAATCAACGCTCATGTACCCATACTGGTTGTATTCTTCAACAGCGCTAGAACAGGCTTTGTATGCTGATTGAATATTATCGATGACGCCTATTGTTTTTTCGAGTTTATCGGCGTAATCGTCAGCAGCTGCAGAGTTACTAATTTGCACAAGACCGAAACTTTCAAACACACCAATTAGAGACTCAAATGATATTTTATTCTCGTCTGCAGTTTTATGGAGTTTTTCAAGCGCAGCTGTTTCGGTCTCAGTTTGATGAGAAGAGTCCTTATCAATGTTGATTATTGCCTCGCCACTCATTCCACTAAATGCATCAAGCCCATTGAATGTTTTCCAATCGCTTTGCTGAGAATCACCATTATCGATATCATTCTTGATTTGTTTTATTTTTTCTGAGAATATATCAAGATTGGTAGTATCAATGCCTGTATTATCTTGTGCATTCGCCAGAGCTTTAGTGGCTGCGGTCATGGCGTTCGTACCGGCAACATACTCGTCCTTATACTGAGCAAAACTGTCAGCATCTGTCTTGTAATTGCCCATCTGCTCGGAAACAGCAGTAGACAATTCTTCAACTTTGGTTTTCTGGGATTCAAAAGTTTCATTCAGAGCATCGAGTTCTTTCTTTTTATTTGCATACTCTTCAGAATCTTTTCCGCTAGAAGCTTCAATTTGGTCAAGTTCAACCTGAAGATCACGACGTTTTTGAGTAGTATCTTCGAGTGCTGCTGCATACTCATGGAGAGATTCAGTCTTAGAGACCTTCTCTGCAACCTGATGAGTGCCAGCATTTGCACCACCCTCGGCATAAGAAACATTTACTGTGCGGGATTTCACAATACTGTCTTCAGTTTTATCATTTACAACAGCACTTGTGTCAGCATTTGCTTTATCGTTTGCGTCCTTCTCTAGCTGCTTCTTGAGTTCGAGTTGAGCCTGTAACATATCATTGATAGCTTGCAGACGCTCACGCTCGGCAGGGTCAACAATGTCTTCAATCTTTTTAACGCCTGCGTCCTTCAGAGATTTGTTAAGCTCGTCAATCTTGGATTGGATCTCTTCAACATCCTTAGTAGCTTGTTCAGCTGCATCATGAGAATCATTCATTGTAGCGACAAGTTCTTCGGAATGCGTTTTAAGGTTCATCAGATAATCGACAATTTTAGTCGCGATAAAGGCAACAGCAGCTACGCCAAGAGAGAGGAGAAGTTGTTTGCCATATTGAGCTACTACATTCCAAGCCTTTTGAGCCGCAGTAAGAGCTACTGTGGCGACCGTGCTCGCCTGTTTAACACTAATTTCTTTCAAGAATGCTTGAGAAAGTTTATAGACACCATTTTCTTGTTCTAAAATTCCAGCGTTGAACAGTTGTTGCGTTTTACTTGCATCGGAACAATGATTGGCGTAATCTTCCATCAAGGCAATAGCATCTTGTGTGTTTGGAAGTGCGAGTACCCCTTTAGCGTCTTTTAACCCGCCTGCCTTCATGAATTCGTTCAGAACACCAGTTGTAATGCCGTCTTTTTGAGATGCGATTTGTTCAAATAATTGAGAATTGAATTTCTCACCTATTTGAACAGCATTTTTTGTATTTTCAATATAGTCCTCTAAGCCTTCATCAAAAGAAGACAAACTGAGAAATGCTTTTTGTTGAGCTTCGTCAAGATTTACAAATTGTGCAATAAATCCATCAATGCTTCCGATATCGTTAAAAATTGAATGACTATCAAATTTTTTTGCATTTCCGATTTGATAATTTCCCAAGAGCATATATTTCTGAAGGATTTGCGGCAAATCTTTAAGCTGCTCTGACGCTTTTAATGTTTTATCAAGAGATCCATCTAAGGTCGTTAATTCACCTATTGACTTGTTGATTGTCAAACCGTATACTAATCTTAGTGGTCAGCAAAGATTATTTGTGAAATAGGTGATAAGAATTATGAGAATTGGTGAAATCGAAGCAGATATTGACTATAGACACGGCAAAGCGAATAAATGGGGCTTTTGGACAATAGGAGCTTTAACTGCTGAAGGAAAAAAGATTCTGAAAAAATATCCAGACTATAAAATCCTAAAAGATGATTGGAGAGTAAAAAATGATGACGAATTTTTTGCATCAGTTGTTTATGCCTATATGGTTGATTGTATTTTACAAGAATACAGCGACAACGAATATTTAATGAATGAATATGTAAAAGCAACCGAAGATAAACTAGCGACTCGCCCAAGCGGAAGAGGAGAGATGTCTCGCAAAGGTATAAACGAAGCATTCTTAAAATCGTTCGAAGATTATATAAAAGAACAAAATAATCCCGGCATACTTAAAAGAGAACAAGAACAAGAAGAAAAAGAAAGAGCAATAGCGCGAGCGCTTTCAGCCGAATATGAAGCAAAGCATCCGCATGTGACATGTCCCTACTGTAAGTCTACAAATACCGAGAAGATCAGCACGCTAAACAGAGCCGTGTCGATATCTATCGTTGGAGCAGCATCGTCCAAATTGGGGAAACAGTGGCATTGTAATAATTGCAAGAGCGATTTTTGACAAAAACAAAAGCCACCCGAAACGGATGGCAAAATGTTGTGTATTAGATTTTCTTTGCTAATTCCGCAAGTTCCTTAAAACTTTGTTCGTGCGATGTGAACTCAATTTTTGATTTAGACGGTTTTCTAAATGTGAAGGTGGTTTGCCCATTGAAATTACTTGTAGCAAAATCGCCCTGTGAGATTAAGTCCATGCCAATTAACATACCGATTTGCTGATACTGGATATTCATTTCACAAACATAAACACTGTTAAAACGGATGTTGTCACTTACAATAACATCTACCTCATAAATGTTGGTTCGATCTACTGCATGAGACGCAGATTTGACAGAAGTTTCGCCTACTTTCTGAAGATTAAGCTCGTTTGCAAGAGTAGGAGAAATACAACTACAAGTTGCGCCAGTATCCCAAACAGCTTTTACGATTGTTTTGTGTTGGCCACCGTTTACGATTACTGGTCATGATAATTTGTTTAACACTTCGGAAGAGTTTACTACAATTGCAAAACGATCATCCATTTTAATCACCCTATAAAAATTTTATTTTCAGAATTCTCTTGAAGAACTCTTTCTGTAAAATAAAGTTCAGTTTTTTCGTCTATGTCATTTAACTTTGACATTAACTGAAGAGATATAAAACCATTGTTAAAATATTCGTCAATGGCGATTTCGTTAATTTGTAACATTGTATCACCTCGAATCTTACCATGATTATTTATAAATGTCAACTAGAGCTGCCAGCGGAAAGCTCGGCAAACAGTGGCATTGTAAGCAGTGCGGGAGTAATTTCTAAAGGAGAATTAAAATGAAAGTCAATCAGGACATTATGAACCTCATTTGCAAACTTGAATACAGAATTGGTGACACATGCGCAAATAGCGACTCGTACAATGGATGGACTGATGAATGGGGCGCTGATTTTCGGTATCCTGTAACCGTTGACGGCCATGGGAAATTCAGAGGTCGAATTGACGATCTTGGACTTGAACCGGAAGCACTTGGCGATATCTATTATAAATTTGGCGCAAACGAGATGCATATTGGGTACGGTATCAAGCATGTCCTCGAAGAGCTTGAAGATTTGTATGGGCTTGATTTTGTAAAACTTGAAGAAGAGCGGAAAGCAAAAGCGCAGAAGTGATTGTACCGCCAGCAAACCCAGTAAATAATTCTACCACAAGAACTATATGTATGAATTGTGAGTCACAACTGACTAAAATGGCATAAATAAAGCGCCCGGAAGTGAGTAATCATCCGGGCGTTTTACTTTATTACTTTCTCTTTTTACCTTTATGCGGCATACTACCCTTTCGAGCAAGAATATTTTGTGCCGCGAGTTGCTGTACATAATCGGTCTTCTTTTGAGAAGGCGTTCTAAATGTAAAGGTAGTCTTTCCATTATAATTGCTGACAGAAAAATCTCCCTTTGATATTACGTCCATTCCAACAAGAAGATCGAGTTTCTGGTCTCCAATCTCGGAATCAATAACATACCAGTCATTCATCTCAAGATCGTTTGGAAGAGTAATATTAACCATATAGGTGTTTACAATTTTTGGACCAGATGGAGTTTTGATTTTCTGTTTTCCAAGAGATACTAAATCTAATTTATCAACAACATCTTTTGAAATCGCACTACAAGTTGCACCAGTATCCCATAATGTGATACAATCAATAGTTTTCCCATTGTATGAAATCTTAGATACGGTACGAAGCTTTGTTAGAATGCAATCGCTACCTTGGGTGAACGCTCTCTGATGGGCATCGCTCATTAACTTCCAACATCCTTTACATAAAATTCATTGATGCTATGCTGTCAATATGCATATGCCCATCAGCGTAACATTTCTGAACAATAAAAGACCCGACAGGCTCATGTTTTAACGTCTCTTTAACTCCAGCTGCAAAAGAAGGATAAACTCCAAGAATTGATTCGTTCTTTATCGCAACAAAAGCATTTCCGTATTTTTCACATAGAGAGGCATAATTGTCGGTAAACCATTTGTAATCAGAAGTTTGGCTTGCTGCATTTGTCATAACTATCACCTCTTTATATTATGCTACCACAATGGGATTTTATTGTCAACTATTAAAACACCCGGCCTCCCAGCAGTAGGGAAGTCGGGCTTGTTCATTATGATGGCTGAGCCGTTGTTATTTCAGCAGTTCAGCGATTTCTTCGGCAGTCACACCATTTGCCAGTGCATTGGCAACAATATCTTCTGCCTTTTTACGATTCAGCTCTGCCGCAATCTTTTCGTCAGCATCAGCCTTTTTCTTTTCGAGCTTTACAATCTCTTTGTTGAGTTTTTTCAACTCTGCTTCTTTTGCTTTACGCTGAGCGTTCAGTGTAGCGATATTATCACCAATAGTTGCAATCTCCTGAGCAATAGATTCTGCAGTAGTGTTCTTTTCAGCGATCTGTGCTGCGTAATCGATACCATCGAGAACCTTTGCTTTATTCTTGCTTCCTTTAGGACGTGCCATAATAAAATACCTCCACTACATGCGTTTTGTTTACATGTTGTTTTTGATATTTTTATTATAGCCAGAAATACTAAGATAGTCAACAAAAATATTTTTCCACTTTTGACGGCAGGGGAAAGACCGCCTGTAATTTTTCCTGCGTGCGCTTGATTGCGTAGCAGTGATTTGGAGCACCCCATAGTGAATCTGCGGCGTTGTTGCGCACATAGTTCCACTCCGACATTATGCTCTCTGAAGCGTCTCTGGCAGTGCCTATTATAATAATGTAGGCACATACAGAGCTTGCCTGCGGATTCCTTTCGGTTCCCGGACGAGAATTACCCAAACTCGCCGTGGCTAAGCCACCATATTCGTCGGTTTTACTAAATACTCCCTCATGCTTCGCAATGATATAATAAAATACCTGCGGAGCACTTGTTCCGTGTCACCACCCGGAGTATTGCTGGGCACAATCATGAAACCCGTCATTTTGGGTTTACCCAGCTGAGTTGCAAATGCTGCGATGCCCAGTCCAGCAGGAAGGGCACCAGTAAGATTAATGATTTTATCAAGAAGTTTAACAATCGATGTGAGGAAAGATACGCCGCCCTTTACGAGACCGGAAGAGAGGACGTCGGTAGAAAGAACTTGGAAGCTTGCGTCAAGTTGTCCAAGGCGGCCTTGGATACTGTCGAGCCACTTTTCGTTCTCTTCCCATGCCACGTTGGCGCTGTTAGCAGCGGATTCCATAGCAGATTCAGCAACATCAAAGTTATTTAAGATTGCACTAACTGCGTTAGCATTTCTCTTTCCGCCAATCATTTCAGTGACATTTGCCTGCGTTACATCGGACAGGCCACTCCATACTTGAGACAGCTCTTTCATGATTTGATATGTACTCTTGAAATTTTTGCTATCCAGCATGATGTCAACGCCAGTCAGAGATTTCAGTTCACTGCGGAGCTCAGACACAGAATTGGCCATACCGTCAACTTCAATACCTGCATTCTCTGCGTCACTTTTAGCAGCACGGAGATACATTGACAAACTTTTTAAAGTTGTACCGACCGTATCTGCATCTTGGATAACTGCGTTTGCAGCAGTACCAAGCGCGATAGTTTCTTCCAGCGTATTATTAGCGGCCGACATAGCAGCAGAACTGCGAGTCAAGATTTCGCCAAGGTCTTTTGCGGTAACGGGCTGTGTATTTGCCACAGCGTCAATTTTATTAACAACATCTTCTGCTTGATCGGCTAACAGCCCAAAGCCTTGTAGAGTAGAAATCAAATACGAAGACGAGGTGTTAACGTCATCGATATTATCGCCAACGTTACGAAGTAGGGTAGAGTAGGTTGCTAAATTCTCGGCGTCTTCATCAGAATAACCAAGCCGCTTCCAATCTGCGGTTGAATTAACATAGTCACTTATAGATACGCCTAACTTTTGAGCCTGTTCTGCGGCACGTCCCATATACTCTTCAAGGGATTTTCCTGTATACTCACTGACTTTTCTTAACTCGGTTACTGCCGTATCAATTTCGACCACATTCTGATACACGATCCGCAGCGCGTCTTGCATCTTGTGCAGTGCTGCCATAGTAATCATAGTGCTTAAATGCTGACCAAACAGTTTTTCAAACACATCAAGCAGATTTCTTGATTCAAGACCCAACTTTTTAGATTCAGCGCGAAGCTCTGCATATTTCTTTTTCAACTCACCAATTTTCTCTGGTGCGTCACTTTGATTCAATGCTTCAAGCAACTCATAAAGAGACTTTCCAACGTCTGTTCCTTCAAGCTTTTTATGTTCTGCAATATAATCATGAATAGTTGCCTTCAGATTAGCGACTTCCATTGATGCCTTATTTATAGATTTTTCACGAGAAGCTTCTTTGTTAAAATCTTTTGCCTCTTGTGTTGCCTCTCTATATGCGATATTTAATTGATTTATTGCATCCGTTACAGAATTAATTTTATCTGGTGATATATCAAGATTATTCTTTGCCCATTCTTTAGCACCAGATACTGGATCTGAAGATTCAGTTACTGTATCAAGTAAAGTTTTGAGCTTTGAATCTTTTTCTTGCAGCTTACCATAAAAAGAATAGTCAGTACCATAATTCTTCTGGACGTCCTTCATTGTAGCCCTATTTTGAGATATGGCATTTCCAATAGAGGTTAAATTTCCCGCCTTCGTACTTTCTCGTTTTGCGGCTTGCTTTTCTGACTCTTCGACGGCTTTAACTTTTCTTTCGATTTCTTCCCAAATCTTTTTGACTTCTACAAGTTTTTCTTTATAAGCGTCAGTCTGAGGCTCAAGCTCATTTAACTGCTTGAGAAGATTATCGATACCGTCAAATTTGACATTCTGGAGACTTCCATCGGCCTGCATCTGTCGAGCAACTTCAACGCCCTCGGCAATTTTGATGCCTTCGCGCTCAAGTTTCTTATAATTGCTCTTCCAAATGGTGTATTGCGCGTTGGCCTTGTAAGATTCACGCTTTAACTCATTATAATCAACCGCATAATTCTCGTATGTGTTTGGATTTTGAACGCTAAGTGTAGCCGCTTTGGTGATAACTCCATTGATAGAGTTCTTTAATTTCTCGTTAGAACTGCCAGAAACTTCTTCTGCAAGCTGATAGAATTTCTTTTCAATACTATCGACGGCTTTCGTAAGATCTTTTTGCTTCTTTTCTACGGTATCTATAATTGCCACAACAGATTTCCAGTTTTCCTCTGCGGTTTGAATTGCGTTGTTGTACTCTTCTGTACCAACCTTTGCTTTAGCAATCTGTGATACAAGTTCTTGCTGCTTTTGAAGCGCAACTTGAATATCCGTCGCTGCTTTATCATCCGCTGCGGCTTCTTCTACTGTTCCGTAAGTTTTTTGAGCGCCTGACAGTTGATTTACAAGATTTTGATATTGATCATTGCGTTTATTTTCTACGATACGATTAGATGAACGGTATTCCTTTTCAGCCAAATCTGCTATACTGCGAACGTCTGCAAACTGATAAGGGTTTACACCAGTGGAATCTTGGAAATTAAACATCAATTCAGAAAGACGAGTTTCTTCTTCTGCCAATTGCTTGTTTACTTCATCCAAATCTTCTTTATCTTTTGCATCGACAAATCTGGTTCTTTGTTTTTGCAGAGATATAATTTTCTGATAACTTGAAACAATATCGTCGATAGCTTTACTTCCATCAGAATTATCTTTCTTCTCTTGTGCAATAATATCGCGGGCAAGAAGTTTATTTTCTGCTTCTTCTTGCTTTTTGGTTGCCTCAGCGGCTTTTTCTTTCGCTTCTGTTTCTTCTTGTAATGCTTTTGTCGCTTCTTGTTGAATCTTTATGGCTGCCTGTTGTTTTGCAATATCAAATTTATTATCAGAACTTGCTTGTGCATAATAATATTTAAGTGCCTGTTTGCGAATACTAGTGACTTTTAATGGATTATATCCAACTTCGCTTGCAGAAAGCATTTTTTCATTAAGCTCTACTTCATCGGCAGAAATTTGATCTTCAATTTGGTGTAAGTCAAATGCCTGTTCAGGCTTCGTATATCTTCCACGTTTGCTTTCTAAACTAGTAAGTTCTCGATAGATAGATTCAATGGCTTTTAAATTATCTAACTCTGCTTGATCATATTTCTTCTGTGCGGCAACCACATCTCGATTAAAAGATCTATTTTCGGCATCGGCCTTTTTTTGAGCAGCATCAGCGATTTTTTGTTGGAGCTGTTCTTCTTGCTGCAACAATCTATTAGCTTCTTGTTGTGCTTTTACGTCTATAATATTTGAATCTATTTTAGATTTTGTTGTGCCTTTCTTCTCGGACTTTTTGCCAGCCGCTTCTTTAACTGCATCAACAATCTTCGCATTCTTCAGAATCAAATTGCCCGCGATATCAAATTCTTTTTTCGAAATCTCAACATCGTCAATCTTAACATCTGCTGCTTTGATTTTTACTGCGCCATTGAGGTTCAAAGGATTAGGTCTCTTGATATCCTCGTCCTTGAGTTCGACCCTGCCCTTCAAATCAATAACTTCAGGCTTTTTAACATCATCCTTGACATTCTTCTTTTTGCCCTTGGCGGAATTGTCAACTGTAACATTAGACACTTTACCTTCCAATTCGACCGCTGTTTTCGGTGGAGTGATATCAGAAACCTCGAGTTCGACCTTACCGGGAATCTTCACAGAATCCTTCGGAGGAGTTACGTCTTCTACTTTAAGAGTTACTTTACCGGGAATATCTACTGGCGCAGTCGGAGTAGCTACGTCTTTTGTGTTCAGCGTGATAGAATTGGCCGTGGTCCCATAGGCATCTGTCTTTTTAGCGATAAGATCCAAGTCTGTGATTTGATTCTCAAGAGACTTGCTGAGATTATCAACTTCCTGTGTGACATACTGAACAGATGGACCAATAGTTGCTATTTTTGTGCCATAGTCTTCAGTGCCTGTAGAAATTTTATTTAGACTTTGTTTTACAGACGATAGAGCGCTGGCATTTTTCTGAAGGTCGTCAGAATTGCCAAATTGAACAGAAGTCGGGTTGACCGTAACAGTGCCGGGGATTGCCACTGGGTTTTTGACATCCACGACAACGTCTGCATCTGTGATTGTAACTTTACCTTTAACGTCTATAGGTTTGGATTTTTGTATTTGTGCAATATAATTATTATACCATTTGCTGGCCTCTTCGACTAAGTCATCATATCCTGTTTCATTATCCAGCCAATATGCTGTTATTCCAGCATCGGTATCTTTAATTATTTTGTCAAATCCATACGTTTCTTTTAGTTTTTTCAATGCTTTAGAATGATCGGCATCTAATTCTAATGCTTTAAGGACTCCCATCCCGACATCTCTCATTGTATCATCAATACCATCATGAAGAAGAGCATCTACTGCTTCTTCCCAATCTTTAAAATGAACACCATTATTAGAATTATTATTATTAATGTTGATTTGAATGTTATCTAATTTCGGAGTGATTTCATTTATTAAATTATCTACGGTACCAGGAGCCAAGGACAATCTAATAGGAGCTGTAATGTTTTCAAATACCGCATCTATGTTTGCTTGAAGAACAGCTGGATCGATATCAAATTTAACTTTTTTTACATTATAGACGCCATCTTCAATCTGATTCTTTTCTCCACTATTTTGAGCATCCTGCATTTTAATTTCTTGATTCTTGATAAACTCTGCAAGGTTTGTCGTTTCTGCAAATTTTGCAATTTTGTCAGTATCAAATTTCTTGAAAAGAGCTTCATATTGCGTGAGTTCATTCGAAAGCCCTTCGCGTGTTAGTACTGTTGCGGCGAGAATGCTTTTTTCTAAATTCACAGCAGTTTTACGTGCATCATTAATTGCATTCTGTTTATCTGCAATATTGCTCAATACCTTATCAAGCTTTTGCCCATACGTTTCAATAGTTGAAGCATCTAAATGCCCGGAAGTGTCTGTTTTTTGTGCAGCGTTCGCTTCTTTTTGGACGTCTTTTATTTCTGTCTTAACAGCCTTTGCGCTAGAGTTAATTTCTGATATTTTAGCATGGACATTCCCGAGCTCACCTGATACATTGTCCAGAACAGAATTGAACGATATTTTATTATCACCAGTTAATCCGTTTATTAACTTGGAAAAATCCATAGCTTGGTCAGTTGTTTTAAATGCGTCTTTTGATTTATCAATAATCTCATCTAAAAAATCATCGATGGACATGAATTCTTTTAGCTTTTTGTTTAAATCAAAACCCTGTGCATTAAAGACATCCAATTTATCTTTGAATTTGTCTGAATCAAATGCAGAATATACAGAATCTAAAATTGATTTTAATTCTTTTGCCTTGCTTCCAAGCTGAGTAAATTGATCATTAAATGCATTTATATTAATTTTATCATCATCTAACCAATTGTCTGCATATAATCCAGCCCAAATATCTTTTATTTCATTTACAAGATTTTCAACTTGAGATAAATTTCTTTTCTTTGTTGTATCTGAAATCTTGTAATTCAATAAATCGTTGATATTAAAAGTCCCAGATAAACCACCAACAAATTCATCGCTTACCTCATTCGCAACCTGTTTTGCGGATGCTTTAAGATCTTTCGTAGAAAATATATCATTTGCAAAAGATCCCAGTCGATCTGTATTACTTGTTAGATTTTTTAGATAATAACTTAATTGTTGATTAACTTCTTTTAGCTGATCTTTTAACTGCTTAGTCAACTCACTTGAAAAATCATCAACGTTAACACCAACAGTAACTTTCGGGATATCGCCAATACCGTTAATTTGCTGTTGAATATCAGTTTTTAGCTTTTCAGTATCGACAACAGGCGTTATACTTGCAGTTGCTTTGATATTCTTTAATTTATCTTCGACCTTCTTTTTTATGCCATCAACATTAGGGTCAATATCAATCTGCGGCTTTTCACCGCTTTGTTTTACTTTTCGCTCAATGCTTGTCTTTAACTCTGTTGGTTTGATTTGTGGATCTACTTTGACTTTAATACTCAGTTCTGGTTCACGCGCCATATTATATTCCTCCTTTGGAGCCGAATCTAAAAAAAGCAGGCTTTAATAAGTCTGCTCATCTTTTTAATTATTTGTCGTGCTCGATTCGATTTTTTAGTAGCTTTACAATATCAGCGTATCGATAATCGATGTCGTCTTGTGTGTTCTCCATGAATGGACGTGGTTTTGTCCACTTATATTTTCTATAATTCCACGGATTGTAAGCACCCTCTTCGATTATGCGTGCTAAACTATCTGGTTTGTTTTTGAAATTTGGAGCGTTTAAGCGCGGACCATCAATAGGTGCTTCTTCATACACATATAGCGTGCGATCTCGAACCTTGTGTTTTAGATTTTTATCGTCTACTAGGCCACCAGATCCCTCACGCCGTTCATATTCGACTGGGGAGTAGGTTGAATACACATCTTTCTGCACATGAGTTTTAAGCCGCTCTTTTACAGTGCTTGCAATTTCGTTTTTTAGTGCCAGATTTGCACGTCTCATGATTTCAGTCTGAAGAGCATCCACCGTGGTAGCTGTAAACTTTGCCATAGTTTTACTCCTTGTTTTCGGAAAGCACTATGACGGGATCTCCATCAAGTAGACCTTCTGGAGTTTTAACACTATAGCTGTTATCAGTCACAGACTTCTTCATATTCTCTTCAGAAATAGTTTTGATCATTTCCTTCATATTAAACTGCTCGCCAATACCATTCAGCACCTCAGCCGCCAGCTTCATCAAATCCTCAAACGGCTGATTTTTTGCAGTCGCCTCGAACAGTGCCATATACTGCTGACGTTCGATCTCAATTTTCTCACGGCAAGCCTTGTTCAACGTGCCAAGAATATACTTGCGAGGCGTTTCGTTCATCATCTTTGTAGTTTCATCAGAAAATGCCAGCTCGCTCAGCGCGTTCTGATCCATGCCGGTTGTATTAGTGTCTGTAAAGTAGACAACAGCAGCGATACGGAAAGCATAATCATACAATGCGGGATCATACTTGCCATTACGCTTTGACAGGTCTACAACACCATCAACAAACTGAATGCGCTCTTCTAGGTTCAGATTATTTTTCATAATTATTAGTCCTCCTGTGTAATTTTATCTTGTTCAAGTCTCATCAGTGCGGCAGTCGCAATACACATCGCGTCCGCTTCATCAGAAGAAACATTCTCACCATAATGTTCGGCTACATAGTCAATAGCCTGCTGTTTTAGTTCTGGGCGTTTTACTTGCCGCCCCTGTTTGAAATCGAGCATTTTGCGCCATTCAGTCGGCTTTATGATTTCATATGGAATATTAAATAGTTCACACGCTCCAATAATCGCCCCCTGCAACTGCGCAAGCTGAATTACTGTCTTGGCTGATGCTTGCAGCGCCACGTCTTCAATTACGACAAGATCGGGATTGTTGGTTTTGATACGGCTCTGTATCATCTGGCGCATAATGGCGCGACGCTCAACTGGGTCTTTGGTTTTACTTAAATCAATCAGCGAGTGATATACAGCACCGTCGTCTAATGTACAAACGCCGGTCTTTATCAGCGCTTGATCAAAAGCTAAGATTTTTATGATAAACACTTCCTTTTTGTTTTGGAATATGGTAAAATTCAAACTTGAAGAACACCTGCACACCCCTCTTGGGGCTTATTTAATCATGTGGACGTTATCGTAGGGGCTTCCCGGAAATCCAGTAGTCAGGCTGCTGGTAGAAAGGAGGACCCTATGGAGATTGATTTCGAAACGTTTTGTATGATAATCGGTCTTATTGCTAGTGTCA